ACAGACCCTCGCATTAGCTTTCGGATGTCTGGCAAGGAGCCGGGCTCTGGGAGTGCGAGGGACTGTTCGGGGTCACCATCGTTAGGGCGTGTAATGGGATGTCGTTGTGGCCAAAATCATCACCCTAACATCTGGTCTACTGTGGGCCAAATTGTCTGCGTGTCAAAACGCGATAGCAAGCATGGGCGCGCGCTTCGGCGCGAGACGAACTAGGAAAGTTGTCCCAACTGTTCTGCCGAACTATTTGGATTTCCGCCCAAACTACTCTGTGATGACGCAACTTCGTTGACCCAGGGATCTGCGGACCTGGCGGTGGTTGTGGTGCTTGCTGACGTGTGCGTCCGGGGGACGTCGCGCACAATCAAGAGCAGTGAAACTGTTACAGTCGAGGAACAGAGCAAACAAAAGTGCCGGAACGGTGCCGACCGCTTGGGGGAGTGAGCTCGGTCGGTTTCTGACCCCAGCTAGTGAAGGAACAACACTTGCGGGCGCTCTCAGTAAACTTCGTGTAGCAGGATGGGGATACCTAACCCCGAAGCAGCTGGGCTGCAAGGAACGCTCTGCGTGGTTGGCGGACTACCGCCACCCCCAACCCCCAACTCTTTACCTATGGCCGAACACAATGGAGCAGCAGCAGAGAACGTCGACGAACCAATTACAACAGATGAACCGCGTGAAAGTACTGACGCACAAGGAGATGGGACGCCCGGGCAGCCGGAGGCCGACTCGGGAGGAATTGGCGAAGAACCACCCCGTGAAAGCGGTGGCTCTGGCATCCTTGGAGACAAAGTCGCAAGCGGATACGCCAGTTTCAAGAAACTCGTGGGGAACAGGGCCGAGATCAACCCCAACCTCGCGGATCTGGCAGCAATACGTGAATCAGCAAGCAAAGGAGGACTCCAGACGGCGTCAGGGCTTAATCGGATGGGGCTCCAGGTTGGAACACCCAAATACAAGGGCCCAACCCTCCGCGGCGGTGAGGAAATCGAATCACTCCTCGATGGGGCACAGTCGAATGTGGTCAAAGCATACTGGAGTAACAGTGATCCAGAGAGAGCCGCAGCCACGACGAGTAAGCATGCCGTCCTCCACAACCTCCTCCAGCTCGCAGGGAGGGGAGTGGGAACTGAGTTTGGATGGACCGGGTCCTGCCTGCTCTCTTGCGGATCAAGCCACGAATCCATTCCAGATCAGCCTTTCATCGAGTTGCGAAACGGGTCACTCAGTGAGGAGTTGCACAGCAGAGGAGCCGAATGGGGAACCAGCTGGTCCAGAATGGAGTCCTACTCCCTCTGCCAGTACTACCCCGTCGATGGCTCGATCTTCCGAGGACAAAACTGGAAGTCTGTCCTCGCCTGGTGCTGGAGCTTCAGTGCCTTTGGGTCGCGGAGGGTCCGGCTGTATACCGACGGGCAATCTTACGGCGGCCTGCTCCCCTGGTGCACTAACCCCTTCGATGACCCCTCTTTCTGGGATGACGGTTCAGAGCTTACTGGGCAGTTACGGAATGTCTTCGTACGGTGGGAACGTGGCTTCTTCAGCAAGCACGAGCGTACCGACCCGGTCCTCGCCCACCCTGACGATGGAGGAGAGAATCCGTTGTACGCTCAACTCGATGGAACCGGGGAAGAAAGCGAAGTTTCTGGAACGCCGGAGAGTGGAATGGATGATGAGCGAGGGGATGAAGATCAAGGACGACAAAGGCGGGGGAAAGGTCAGGATGGGAATCGCACACGCTCTGAGGGAGGCAGAAAAGGAGTGGGACGGGCGAGTAAGAAGCCTATGGCGTTCCAAAGAAGAATCAGACATACGGAGGAAGTTGAAGGAGACGAGCTCGTGCTAGTACAGGATCAACTCGACAGTTTGCTCTCTGTGGCCATGGGAGATGGACAGGATTGGCAGGAGGGCGCGATGCGAGCATGGAGGCTGTGGTGCACCACATTTCGAATGGCTGGAGTCATAGGCCAGGCTGAACAAGGCTGGGGCCATGCGGGTTTGCTGAGACGTGGGGAGGATGTCGAGGTCGTAGGATCCAAAAGACATCCGTTTAGTGAGATTTGGTTGAACCCGCTGCGGATCGGGAAGGCAGCAATGATTGTCGTTGGAAACATCAGCCCAGTGATTGAACACTTCATCAGGACCCAGTGTCTATCAGTGTCTGGAAACACCTCGAACATGGAGGGGATACACGAGCCGTTAGCACTGAGAGTTGCAGATCTCACGGATCAGCATTTGTTATTTGCTCTCTGCGTGGACAGCGAAGTGGACCGGTTTTGCGCTGTGGAAACAATGGTCACACCGGAGTACTCAAGGTGCTGGGGTGGTGTCGCATGTGGGTCAATGGTGGAGGCAGAGAGATTTTTGACGGATCAGATGAACTGGCTCGATCTTGTTGAGCCAGTGGTGGCCGGTTACTTGCCCTATGAGTTCAATATTACCTACGATACCCTGGCCAAAGAACCGGAGATGGATTGGCTCAAAGTCACAATACCCTGTGCTCCCGAGAGGATCGAGCCATGTCTGTTTTCCTTCATACATGATGGTCGGAAATACGATTCGTTCTCTGACCCACCGGCCTTGTCGACCATGATCGTACGAGACAGCCTCAGAACTGCACCAAGTGAGGACGGAAAAACCTGGGTCGCGGTGGACAATGAGATATTGGAGCTGACATCTCTCAGCGAAAACCTACCAGTGTACGCTACAGCCCCAGGCCACGTTTCTGGTCAGGTCTATGTTAGTCAGGTGTACATGAAGATCGGGCTATCTCAACTCGGGATGATGGATCCTGAACGGACCACGGTAGGGTTGTTCCATGCTCAAGGTGACTCACGGTTGAAACGTCGCACCACGGGAACCGTCCCACGCATGTTAATGTATGCTTCCAACACCCGGCCGCCTGAACTCCTGCTCCACGCAGCTGCTGATGACAACCCGCAGGGCAGGGATGGCGTGTATCAGGTATTGAACGGCGGTGCTCTCCGAGCACACAAGTCTGACTCCTCCGCAATTCTGGGTCAGCCAGGGCGCTTCGCCCTGAGGTCCCGCTCCGGTGCGAGCTCCCAGTAGGGAGCACGCCCGGGGGGACCATCGTCTCGGGATCTCGGCCCGCCGCGTCGAGGACCCGCTTCACAATCGGAGAAGATCAACCTACGGTCTGCTTTCATGGATTACCTCCCTGGAAGGCAACAGGCGCGTCAGGCCTGGTTGGAACTGAGACGTGAAGCACGAGACATACAAGGCGGCAAGGAGGTCAAGGCAATCCCCTCCACAAAATTCGAAGGATTGCAACTCAAGTATAGGGGTCACGGACTAGATAAACGTGCTCCCTTCGGCAGACATCCGATAGTCAGACGCAACATTGCCTTGACTATGGATGTGGTTGGAAAAGAGGAGAAGAGAAGGATAATAGAAGTAGTTAAGGAATTGGCTCTGGATAAACTGGATGACTCACAACTTTACCACGTTCTGAAAAGGCTGGGTGACCTCCACTTCAAGTTTGGGCCTTTAATTGTCCCAAGGGGGTACAGCCCACGAGTCTGGGAGTGCTTTGTGGGTATGGATACTTGGTTTGGCGCCTCCACCGAGAATGAGAAGGGCGCGTCAGACGAGGTATGGGATGATATCAAAGAGTGGGTGGACCCGGATCCGAACGAGTTCGAGCAGTGGGACGATAGACGACGGCTGATCGTGGAGGGTCTTGACCTGGTTAGGCAGCGCAGAATGGACTTTTCGCACGCACGGGGATGGACGGTTGATGAATTTCTGCAACGTCCGTCAGAGTGGATGGCTAACGGGGCATCCACTGGGGATGGAGTGCCGGGGACCAGGAAAACCAAGGTCTCCATGCTGCTCAGAGAAGGACGTGACGGCCTACACCGGCTGTTGATGGACAGCGGAATCCCAGACTACAACGCTTACATTAAGAGTGAGCGTAAAAAGAACCGCGGGACGGTAGCAGCTATGGACAGCATGTGGGTCCAAATGGCTTTCGTGTTCCCTGGACTGTTGAAGGCAATCGATTCGTTGTTCCCAACATCACTGTCAGGACTCAAACTGAACGACTGGTTGACATGGGCCTCAAGAATGCGAAGTGGTACTGTAGTTGCCATGCCTATAGATCAAAGCAAGTTCGATCACATACCGACGAGTGGGGAGGTCGCTGACATAGTGGAGTGGATGGTGAGCCAAGCGCGTACCATGCCGGGTTGGTCCAACGAACAAGGGTTGGTGGCCGAGATCCTCTTGTACAGACTACGTCAGGGTGGCACCATCACTTACAAGAGCGGGAACAGAACTCGGAGGGCCCAGGTCCGCCATGGCGTGCTCTCAGGTTGGTACATCACTGCAGGGCTGGACACAGTATTAAACGGACTGGAATACGTGGCAATTTGCCAAAGGTCGCAGGTCACGCCGGCTCTCAAGAGAGAGGAGGTGTGTTTCCAGGGGGATGACATCAACAAAGTCGGTGGCAACTACCATGAGAACTGCCGCATTGCAGAAGAATACGGGGCCGTGCTGAACGTGCACCCATCGAAGTTCTACATAGACACGGGACGTGGCGAATACCTGCGAAATTGCTTCGGTTGGGACCATCAGCAGAACCTACCCTTCCGGCGCGGATACGTGGCTAGGTCTATTCCTTCTATGTTGTATGCCCAGCGGTGGAGTCAAGGAATGATGAACGCCCGGTCGATTGTTAATAGTTGGTCAGACTTGGCCAGCCGAAGTGGCAACACCGCGGCGTGTAGGGAACACTGTCGCAGAGATCTATTCGGTTACTTCAAGACCAAAGTTTCTATGCGGACCATTGATGATTGGTTGTCAACGCCGACCCCAGCTGGTGGCGCCGGAGTTCTGCCCTACAGGATGGGACAGCGGATGGTCAGCTGTACTGAACAAGCCCTTGGTCTTAAGAAGAACGAGTACGAGAGTGGGCTTTTCAAGACTGAGCTGCAAGACCTACCCCCCACCGCTCGACATCAGGCCCGGAAATTCGGGATCCAGATCTCTCAGAAGATACCAGCTTTACAACAAGTGGCGCCCACAGCAGTAGTTGACACGCTCGTCGGCGCGACTCATCTCAAGAACAAGAAACCACAGCCAGACCAGGAACTGCTGGATGGCTTGCCGATAGAATTCACTGAGTGCGGAGGTAACAGGGTTGTCCCCCCGCGCCCAAATATCAAGATCGACCCCATGTATTCTTCCCCTGCCCTACGCCAGATGGCGCGAGACAGGAATCTAGACGGAATACTCAGTCTCATCGACCCCGGCGATGTTGACCGAGTCAAGCGTTACCACAAATTGTGGTCAAGGAACGTCTGGATCTCCTGGCTCTTGGGTGAGCTACCCTCAGATAACCTTTCGTCCTTCGGCACTGCCAATGACGTCTGCTCACATGTAAAAGTGCAGATGCTCTGGCCCGCTGGGAAGGTTACGATGGCTCGAGTTCGAGGTTGTGCTGCGGCAGCAGTCATGCGTTCTCGTGCCAAGCTGGGAGCTTGCCGTCATCTGCGCGAGATGAGGGCCTGAGTCCCCCCGGGCTCCAGCGGTACACCGAAGCCGTTGAAATGGTAGGGAACAGATAAGAGAGTAAACCACACTCCGCGCAGGAGCC